ATGAAAAAGGTATGTTGCATTTTGAATTTTATATACCTGAATTATATAAAGTATTGAAAGAAAAAAGCATTCGTATGTATGATGGTAAAGATATTGTTACAGCTTATAAAAACAATGAATTTAAAATGATTTGTGATTTTTTAAAAATAAGTCAAAAAAATCTTTTAAATGATATATGGCACAAGTATAAAATAGCAATGATATATGCAAAAAATAATCCATTAATATAGGATGAAAAAAATAAAAGACACAAATGATGAATACCATTCGCACAAATCAATAAGTGCGAGTGGTTTAAAAATGATTTACAAGAAATCTGTTTATCATCACCTCAATAGTGTTTTTAAAATGACAGATGCTATGAATTTTGGTAGTGCAGTTCATTCAGCATTGCTAGAAGATTCAAACGACATTGCAGTATTACCTGAGTTTAATGCAAGAACAAAAGAAGGCAAAAAGATAAAGCAAGATTTCCTTAATGATAATCAAGGAAAAATTATAATTAAACAAGAAGAACAAGAAGCTATAGAAAAAATAAAAAAGAATTTCAATAATCATAGTTTGGCTAGAAGTTTGGTAAAACGACTTACTGAAACAGAAGTTTCATACTATGGTAAGATAGATAA